GGTTCCAGCCGCTATAAATAACATCATGGAACTTAGAAAGGTTAAACTATGAACCACTCAGAATTGATTCGCGACATGCTGGACAATATTCACACCGACAGCAATGCCGAAGCACAGCAGAATTTTACTGACCTGATCAGCATGAAGTTGACCGATGCCTTGGATCAGCGTAAGATGGAAATTGCACAACAAATAGGAGCACACAATGTCAGCGTTCAAGCAGATTCGTGAAGCTGCCAAGTACAATGAGTATGCCATAGGCATGGCTGCAGCCAAGAAAAAATACGGCTATGGCCCTGGCCCTGCTCAGGACCTGCCCAAGAAAGTAATCATGAAGGGGCATGAGATTGCCAAAAAGATCAAGGCCAATGAAAGCTTTGATCACCTTCTAGTAGACGAGGAATAACATGGCCATAACCAAGACACTAATTAAAAATGACCACATGCGGGCCATACTGCATCTGGTGGCGTCGGCCGCGGCTGACACCACCAGCGTTGCTCTCACAGATTTTTTACGAGATGGTAGAGAAACCTCCAGCGGTGCGCTCAATGTAAGCATTGCCGCAGCCTACTGCAATGTAGTGGACGCAGTCAGCGGAGTAACCGTCAAGCGCGGCAGTTCAGGCACAGTGGTGCTGGACATGCATGGCGCCAGCGATTTTCCCAGCGCCAATCAAATACCAGCACTGGACATCGGACGCACCAGCAGCATCGATGTTACCTTCAATGTGCCAGGCATGTTGATACTGGATCTGCGCAAGGGCGATGGTTTCAGCAGCACACAGACCAACGTTGGAGTATAATATGAAACTCATTACAGAGACAGTACAAGAGGTTCGTTACCTCACAGAGAAAAAAGAAGATGGTGGCAAAAGTTACTTCATCGAAGGTCCGTTCCTGCAGACTGAAATAGCCAATAGAAATGGACGTATTTACTCAAAGCCAGTTATGGAGCGTGAAGTAAATCGCTACATCAAAGAATATGTAGAAACCAAGCGTGCCTTTGGTGAGCTTGGACATCCCGATGGTCCTGGCATCAACCTGGACCGTGTTAGTCACATGATCACCAGTCTCAAGGAAGACGGCAACAACTACATTGGCCGTGCCAAGATCATGACCGAGACTCCCATGGGACGCATTGTAAAGAATTTGATCGACGAGGGCGCACAGCTAGGTGTATCAAGCCGTGGCATGGGTAGCCTGAAGATGAACAAAGAAGGTGTCAACGAAGTTCAAGACGATTTTTATTTGGCAACCGCTGGCGACATCGTAGCTGATCCCAGTGCTCCTGATGCCTTTGTTCGTGGCATCATGGAAGGCAAAGAATGGATGATGGTTGAGGGACGTTGGATGGAACGCGAATCTGAACAGGCGCGTCGCATCATTACCCAGACTCGATCAGCTGATTTGCAGGAAACTCAGATGCGTGTATTCAATGAGTTCATGCGCCGTCTATCGAATTAAGTTTTTTTATAAATAATACGAACCCGTTTTAGGAGATACTAATGTCACTAGAAACCAAAATCCGCGAGCTGATGGAGCAAAAGAAAGCCAAGGCGCTTAATGAAGCCGCAGCTGGCAAGAGCGACGATGGCGAAGGCATGAACTCGCACATGCAGGGCGACAGTCAAAAGGCAACCTACACTGAGATTGATCCTCACAGTGGTCAGGCCATTGTCAAGACTGACGACAGCATCAAGAAGCCAGCCGGCGAAACCAGCAATCCACGTCAGGGCAGCAGCCAGGACGCCAGTGTGAATCAGGTCGATCCACATAGTCAGAACAGCAATACTCCAGACTCAAGTCTGAAGAAAGGCAACAGTGAGCCTCAGGCACGTCAGGGCAATAGCCGTGATGCTGCAGTAAAGGTAGCCACTGGCAAAGGCACCAGCACAAATGGTACTTTTGAACAGCCCACCAATCCTGGCGAAGGTCAGATTCCCTTCAAGGAAGATGCCAATGCCGACAATGATGTCATCACCGAAGAAGACATCGAAGACAATGCCGAGCCACGCAAGGTAGAAATGAACCTGGAAGATCTTCGCAAGGATATCGCCAGTGTGTTCAGCGCCGATGCCAACCTCAGCGAAGAATTTAAATCACAGGCCAGCGCAATTTTTGAAGCTGCGGTTATTAGCCGCGTCAACAACGAAATCGAAAAGATCACCGAAGAGCTCGTTGAACAAGCTGCTGCCGAAATCGAATCTATCAAAGATGATCTTGTAGACAAGGTTGATTCATATCTTGGTTATGTCGTTGAACAATGGATGAAGGACAATGAGGTTGCCGTGGAAAAAGGTCTGCGCACAGAAGTAGCGGAAGACTTTATGCTTGGTCTAAAGAACCTGTTCCAAGAACATTACTTTGAAGTACCCGAGGACAAGGTTGACGTTCTCGAAGACATGGCTGTGAAGGTCGATGAAGCTGAATCCAACCTGGATGAAGCCATTGCTGCCAACATCGAGCTCAAAGCTCAGTTGGATGCAGTAATGCGCGATCGCATCATCGAACAAGCTAGCCGCGGTCTGACAGCCACTGATGCTGAGAAGTTAGGCAAACTGCTGGAAGGCGTTGAATATGACAACGAAGATCTGTTCACACAGAAAGTCAAGGTTGTCAAGGAAAACTATTTCCCTGCAGGTACTCCCAACAGCCCTGAAAAGATGCTGGAGGAAGAAGTACAGAACGGCGATAAGCCTGCTGCCGAAGTACCAGCACACATTCAGCGTTATGTCCAGACTCTAACGAGATCGGTCAAGAAATAAGATTTTATAAATAACGGTATATCACCTTTTAGGAGAACCACAACATGTTCAATCTTAACGAACAAATCCAAAACAAGTGGGCACCCGTGATCAATCACGATGCTCTACCTGAGATCAAGGACCCATACAAGCGTGCAGTTACTGCCACTCTGCTGGAAAACCAGGAGAAGGCATTGATGGAAGAAAAGCAGGCCCTGTGGGAGACAACTCCTGCCAACGCCATTGGCGGCGGTTTCAGCGGCCAGGTCAACAGCCCAGCCAATTCAAACATGGCTGGTTACGATCCTATCCTGATTAGCCTGGTGCGCCGTGCCATGCCTAATCTCATGGCATACGATGTCTGCGGCGTTCAGCCAATGACAGGTCCAACTGGTCTGATCTTCGCCATGAAGTCAAACTACACCAGCCAGGGTAACACCGAAGCGCTGTTCAACGAAGCCGACACCGACTTCGCTGGTTCAAGTCTGACAGCGCACGCTGGCACTAACCCAGTTAACAGCCCATACACCACTGGTGTGGGTATTGCCACAGGCGATGCCGAACAACTGGGCGATACCTATGACTTTGGTCAGATGGCATTCAGCATCGAAAAGACCACTGTTACTGCCAAGACACGTGCACTCAAGGCTGAGTACACAGTTGAACTGGCACAGGATCTGAAGGCAGTGCATGGCCTGGACGCTGAAGGCGAACTAAGCAACATCCTGAGCCAGGAAATCCTGTTCGAAATTAACCGTGAAGTTATCCGTACCATCTATGCTGCTGCCAAGCCTGGTGCAGACACTGGTGCTACCACAACCTACGGTACCTTCGACTGCGACGTAGACGCAAATGGCCGTTGGAGCGTTGAGCGTTTCAAAGGCTTGCTGTTCCAAATCGAACGCGATGCCAACAACATTGCTCAGCAAACACGTCGTGGCAAGGGTAACTTCATCATCTGCTCAGCAGACGTTGCAAGTGCACTGAGCATGGCCGGTATCCTGGACTACACTCCAGCACTGAGCACCAACCTCAACGTTGACGACACAGGCAATACTTTTGCTGGTGTACTGAACGGTAAGATTCGTGTTTATGTTGACCCATATTCAGCTAACCTGAATACAGCCAATCAGTTCTATCTGGTAGGCTACAAGGGCACCAACCCATATGACGCTGGTATGTTTTATTGCCCATACGTTCCTCTGCAGATGGTTCGTGCGGTCAATCCTAACACTTTCCAGCCAAAGATTGGCTTCAAGACACGCTATGGCATGGTAACCAACCCATTCACCAGCCTGTCAGCCAACAGCAACACTTACTATCGTCGCGTCAAGGTTACAAACCTAATGTAATCATTGAGGCTCCGGTAAGAGAGCAGTTCGAGGGGGACTTAGGTCCCCCTTTTTTATCTGATAAATAATGACGTTACCACCGAGGTCAGCATGAGTAAACTATCAGACTTAAACACAGCCATAGCCAATGCCGCTGCTGCCACAGCAGTTACAAACTATCTCAAGCCCAACAGCTTCAAGTTTGTGATATCGCGCGCACCCAACGTAACCTATACCTGTCAAAGTGCCAATCTACCAGCCATACAACTGGGCGCGGCCATGCAACCAACACCCTTTGTTGATGTACCACATCCTGGTGATAAAGTAAACTATGGTGAGTTCACCATTAGATTCTTGATCAACGAAGACATGAGTAACTACAAAGAAATATCGTCGTGGATCGAACAACTGGGTACACCCTACAGCGGTGATCAATATGCTCAGGCACTGGGTCGAGCATCGGCGTTTACATCGTTCAGCGCAGAAAGTTATCAGAACGTATTCAGCGATGCAGCTCTGCTGATCCTGGACAGTGATAACAAGCCCATAGTTAAATTGGTGTTCCAGGACCTGTTTCCCATCAGCATCGAAGCTCTGGACTTCGACATCACCACCGCAGGCATGGAATACTTTGTGGGCATTGCTGCATTCCGATACAAACTATTCACCATTGAGTCAATATAATCATTGACAGAAATTGACCGATCAGTTATAATAACGGTAACTGATCTGGAGACATCATGAAACTTACTGAACTGCAAGAAGCCTGGAAACAAGACAGCAAGATCGACGAAACCAATCTAGGTCGCGCTGCAGCGCGCACGCCTGAACTACATGCCAAGTATCTCAATCTATTGACATCGGCTCGACTACAGCATCGCAAAGCCGAGTCAGACTATCTCAAACTACGCCGAGTCAAATATCGTTACTTCCGTGGCGAGCTCAGTCGTGACGAACTGCAGAGTCTGGGCTGGGAGCAGTATCAGGGCATCAAGCCCATAAAGAATGAGATGGATGAATTCATGGCCACCGACGAAGATTTAATCCAGTCACAGGACAAGCTAGAGTATCTTAAAACTGTGCTGCTGCAGCTGGAAAGCATTTTGAAGAGTCTGCATAGTCGTACCTGGGATATTAAAAACAGCATTGAGTGGACCAAATTTACCAACGGATTAATGTAATGTCTGATATCGTCATACAGAGTAAAAATCATGTGCATTGTCAGATAGACAGCGCTGATGTAGGTGTACTGCAAGAGCTCAGCGACTTCTTTACCTTTGAGCAACCTGGTGCACGCTTCATGCCACAGTACCGAGCCAAGCTCTGGGATGGCAAAGTCAGATTATTCAATTTGTTCACTCGCGAAATCTATACTGGCCTGGTGCCCTATGTCAAACTATTTGCCCAACAAAATCAATACAAGGTTGACGATCAGCAGACAGTACTGCCCACACCCTACATTGATGTACAGCAGTACATAGAAAATCTCAATCTACAGGGACATGGCAAGCCCATTGAGGTTCGTGACTATCAGATCGATGCAGTCAAACATGCGGTACACAATCATCGAGCTCTGTTGCTGAGCCCCACGGGATCTGGCAAGAGTCTGATCATCTATAGTCTGGTGCGCTATCATTTAGAACAGGGACGCAGAATTTTAATACTAGTACCCACCACCAGTCTGGTTGAACAATTGTATGCAGACTTCCAGGACTACAGCACGGCCAATCTTTGGCGCGCCAGCGAACACGTACACAGAATCTATGCGGGTGCCGACAAAGCCGAAGACTGGCCTGTTACAATATCTACCTGGCAAAGTTTATACAAACTGCCGAAAAAGTTTTTTGAGAAGTATGACGTAGTCATAGGCGATGAAGCACATTTGTTCAAGGCTCAGAGTTTGACTGGCATACTGAATAAAATGCCGCATTGTGCGTATCGTATTGGCACTACGGGTACCCTGGATGGTATGAAGACTCACAAGCTGGTGCTGGAAGGCATCTTTGGTGCAGTACACCGAGTAACATCCACCAAAGCATTGATTAAAAACAAACAACTGGCCGATCTAGACATACAGTGTTTAATCATGAAATATCCTGACGAGGTTCGTAAAAATGTTCGAAGCCTAACCTACCAAGAAGAAATGGACTGGTTGGTAACTCATCCTGCCCGCAATCGCTTTATACGCAATCTGGCTCTGGCACAGACAGGCAACACCCTGGTGCTGTTTCAGTATGTGGAAAAACATGGCAAGGCTCTGCATGAGATGATTGCCGAACGCGCAGCAGAGGGTCGCAGAGTATTTTTTGTCTATGGCGGAACTGAGACTGATCAGCGTGAAGAAGTGCGTCGCATTACCGAGAAAGAAAACGACGCAATAATTGTGGCTAGCTACGGCACATTTTCCACAGGTATAAATATACGGAACCTGCATAATATTGTGTTTGCCAGTCCCAGCAAGAGTCGCATACGCAACCTGCAGAGCATAGGCCGTGGACTGCGCACCAGTGATACCAAGGATCGCTGCAGGCTATATGACATAGGCGACGATCTAAGTTATAAGAGTCGTAAGAATTTTACCCTACTGCATATGATGGAAAGAATTCGGATCTATAACGATGAAGGGTTTGATTACAAACTAACCGAGGTGCCGCTACAATGATCTACTACAAAGCCGTAAAATTAAAAAATGGCGAGCTCATGGCCTGCAGCACTGATCAGGACATTACTACGCAGGATGTTGTTGTATCTAAATTCATCACAGTAAATAATCCTGTGGTGTTCAATAGTTTTAAATACATGGACACCGAAGGTGAGTTGGTTGAAACTATAAGCATGATGCCTATGATACCCATAGGTGATACCGACAAAGTTCAAATTAGTACTGATCATATCTTCAGCGTAACAACCATGTTGCCTGGTGCTGCCATGCGTTATGAAACCTTTCTTGAACATTTGGAAGAGCAAAGACAGGATGACGAACAGGATCTACAGGCAGCGGTGGATGAAGCACAGTTCACAGAAGACGACGAAGAATTACTGCAAGCACTGCAGGACTATAAAACCAAGATGGTTCATTAACTGGCCACACCCTGATTATAGGGCCAATGTCAATGGATGTCAATATAATTGTAATCAAACTGAAATGAGGTAACATGGAAACCGAAGCAAAACCCACCAAGGCCGCAGCCAATCATTACATCGACAATCAGGCCTTCCTGGCCGCCCTGCTGGAACACCGCGCCGGTGTGCAGGCTGCTCGAGCAGCAGGAACCGAAACACCGCAGGTCAGCAATTACCTGGGTGACTGTTTTATCAAAATTGCCCGACACCTGAGCTACAAATCGAACTTCATCAACTATAGTTTTAAGGATGAAATGATTTCGGATGCCATAGAGAATTGTCTAGCAGTGGTGAACAACTTCGATCCTGCCAAGAGTAAAAATCCATTTGCCTACTTTACGCAGATTACCTACTTTGCCTTCATTAGACGTATTCAGAAGGAAAAGAAAATGCTGCAGACCAAGTATCGCTACATTGATCAACTGGACATCACCGAACTCATTACACAGGAACAGGACAACGGAGACTTTCAAAATCAGTTCCTGGAGTATCTCAAAAATCAACTGGATGGCTATGACTATGAAAAGGTTGTAAGCCCAGCCACCAAAGCCGCACTAAAAAAACCAAAAAACGAAGAATCAGATATTGACCCTGAAGCCGAAGTATAATATACTAGCGGCATTATCTTGAATGGAGTTGTTATGCGAATTCGTTATTCAGAAATATTTCACAGCTTTCAAGGTGAGGCTGAGCTAGCAGGCAAGTCCAGCGTCTGGCTTCGCTTCTTTGGCTGCAATCTAGAGTGCAATGGATTTGGTCAGATGGATCCAACCAATCCCGCAACCTATGTCTTGCCCTATGCCAGCTTTGATGTCAGCAAAGTAAAGCGCATCGAAGACTTACCTGTATGGGATCATGGCTGTGACTCAAGTTATAGTTGGAGTGCCAAGTATAAAAACCTGGCACACGATGCCGATGCACCTCGCGTTTGTGATCTGCTGACGGATCAAATACGACATAAAACCAATCCCAACGGCGATTGGGTGCATCCCATAACTGGTCAGGATACGCAGCTCTGCTTTACTGGTGGCGAGCCCATGATGTGGCAAAAGGCCATGCTGGCCATACTAAAAGAACTGCAGGCGCGCGGTCAACTGCCTCGCACCGTTACTGTGGAGACCAATGCCACCAAGCCCTTGACTGACGAGCTGCGTACCTTCATCAATGAAGAGTTTGCACAAGACGGTGGTAGTCGTTGGCACTGGGCCATGAGTCCTAAACTCTGGACCGTGGCTGGTGAAAAGGATGCTGTCAAAGACGATGTAATTTTTAGCTATGCCACAGAAACCTACAGCACCGCAGTTTTGAAGTTTGTGTGCAATGGTAGTCAGGACTGCTGGACTGAACTAGATGACCATGTTGATCGTATTCAACGTCTATTTGGTCAGCAAGGCTACTACTGTCCTGACGTCTGGATCATGCCTGTAGGAGCCACCAAGGACTCACAGGAAGTATCCACAGTTGGTGAGATCTGCACCGAGGCCATGCTGCGTGGTTATCAGGTGGCTACACGCAATCATTGCTATGTGTTTGGCAACGTCATAGGAAAATAACATGCAAAGCTGGACCATAACACTAGAAGAAGATCCTGAGACGGGTGATCTGGTGCTGCCTTTTACCGATGAAATACTGCAAACCGTTGGCTGGAAAGAAGGCGACGTCGTAGAATGGATTGACAACAAAGACGGTACCTGGTCATTAAAGAAACAAGATATATTGACAGATGACACTAAATAAACTATACTGAGATTTTTATACAAGGAGTAATTATGGTATATAATAAGGCTTATGAAAGCAATGACAGTGATGATTTGCCAATA